CGACGGGACTTGTAGATGTTCGCCAGAACCTCATAGTTCAGCATGACCGTCCGCTTCTGGTTGTATGAACTGGGGAGAAGCTGGATCATCTGCCACCATGGGATCTTTGGGTCATCGTAGGCATTTTTATTAAACGAATCTCTATTAAGATTTAGAATATGTATAACACCTTCTAAGCAGCTCCGTGAAACTACGTCCAAATGTTCATGGCTGAAATCCTCCAGCGTGAATTCCTTCGCCGCAATCTTGTGCATAGTCGAGCAGGAGTTGGCAACCGTACCCACCTTGTAGGTATCGAACTCTTTCCACCAGTACAGCGGGGCGGTGATGTCAAGATAGACCGTAATCATCCGCATGAACTTGCGATGGTCAGTGCCTGCGTTGCGGAGGGTAGTCATGAGGTTGAGGTCGTTAGAACCGAGAATATATTTTGTACTAATCTCGACATCGTCAGCGTGGCAATCAGTGTATACACAATCTGCGCAATGAGCTGGACTATGCGTGGCGCAAACACCACTATCACTCTTCACCCACGAGTTCTTAGGGTTCCTCATACCACGAATGGCGTGCTCCCAGCCCATAATCTCGGCATTTTCAATTTTCAGCATTTTCTACCTCCGTAAGCTTCGTCCGAATCATTTCCAGAATTTCTTCTACAATCGAACGAGTGTTATTGTGTAACTTAATATAATCGGCATGGTCTTTATACCAGGCAAACATTTCGGAAAGGTCACCTTTAATCCAGCTGAATGCCCACCAGTCACAGATCATCTCAATAATGTATGGATACGGCATTTCGATAAGGATAGTTCCTTCTTTAGGTTCGTCGTTGATTAAGACCCAATACTGCCAATGATGGGGGTTTCGGTGGATATGCATAAGCCATGCCCGGTTAAACGCCTCGATGATTGCTGGGGTTTGCTCCCCATAGAAATAGTTGTCATAAGGCGTGTACTCATCTGGCGTATTCTTTGACATATCATGGAACTCAATATTTCGAGTTGCCTCCACATCTGTCAGTTCTGGAATATAAGCAGCAATCCACTGATAAGCCTTTTTTACAGCTTGCCTGTGTTTTTCCAGATATTCATCATATTTTTGAGACATTGGATTCTCCTTTCTGATAGATAACCCGATCGCAAGCAACTTTGTTTACCACGCTGGTTGTGTAGTCGATTGTAGGTACCTCATGCTGCTCGAAATGGATTACTATGGAAAAATCAGTGATTAAATCATTTTCGGGATGCACCATCGATTCAGCTCGGTTGATAAGTTCTTGACCTGCGTCTTTTATTTGTTGAACAAGAGTATTACGATACCCATTAGCCATTTTTTTCGATCTCCTTTCTCAATTTATGAGCCATAGCCACCTGTTCCTCAAGCCCCGGCATATGAGGGCAGGGGTAATCGAGACCACAAAATAGACAAGTAACACCTCTCGTAAGAGTAAAGCATCGATTGCATAAAACCCGACAACTTTCTTTAAGTGAATCGTTTTCATTTTCGAGTTTTGAAAGCTTTTCATGGTATTCAGTCTGAAGGTCTGACAACTGTCTTTTCAGTTGTGCATTCTCTTCAGTAGCATCTGACGAAAGTGCCTTTCTGAACTCCTCAAGATTCATGTTTCTTTTCTCCTTTCAGAAATATCACTCTTGATCGAGCCGTGCCTGTTTAAGGATGCGACCAATTTCATAAACAGATTTTGCCTGTGCAATTTTTCTCTTAACTTCTTCGCTATAGCAAAGTTCCGTTGCAATATCAATCGCATCCTTTTTCTCGGCATCAAGAATTGTTTTTGCTTTCATAGTTCATTGGTTTGTGGGAATTTGTATTGCTGGGTTCTGCGAGACAGTCATTGCACGGATCTTTGGACTCTTCAAGACCGTGGTGCTTGCACGATTTGCAATACTGGTCAAAATAGACTTCCTTTTCTTCATTCATCTGCAAAAACTCCTTACAAAATCCACATAATAAGCTTGATCGTCGCCGCTACGATAATCGCACTGGCACACAAAGACATCAGAATAGCGATAGCCTGCCCGATTTTATAAGCAAGGCTGCCACTCTTCTTCGTTTCGGGACGATATAATGTATCTTTTTCGTATTCAGGCATATATTATCCTCCAATCTGAAGTCCGAGATGAGAATATAAATCCTTATAAAGGATCTTCTCCAACTCGTCCTTATACATTGTTACAACTTTGCCGTCTACTACACGGCTTACAGTTTCTCTCAAAATGGGAGCTGCTATATCAGCAGTAACTGGGACTTTGACATCTGTCATAATCGGTTCTGGTAAATACCCCAATGCTTCCATTTCCTTGTGCTCACAGGTCTCGACAAAAGGACATTCATGGCATTGCTTCGTCAGTCTTGCCAACGCCATCGTTCGTCACCTTCTTTCTCAGGTATCGCTCAATGTTTTTGCACCGATTTCGATTTGAGCATCGAATGACCGTGTCGGATATGACGATCTCTTCACTCATTCCGTATGCTTTTTGCGGGCGTTGAACATCTGGATCGAAGTCCATGCAAGCAGAGCAATACTCCGCGACATCAATTGTTATCATCTTTTCTCCTTTCTCAGGCAGCTTTGGGTTTATAGCTGCCGACATACTTGGTTTCGTTGAAATTCCGTTTCTCGCTCAATGCTCTACTGATAGCCAAATCAATGCCGGAACGGGACTTCAGATGGTAGTAATACAAATCTTTGAACGGTGTATTTAAGCGGTCAGTTCGTCCTGCTGATTGCTTCATAATTTTGTAGGAGTAGTTCTGCGAGTAAAACACAATGGTATCCGTACTAATGCAGTTCCATCCTTCGGCTCCAGCAGTATACTGAACCAGATACACCCAGCTGTCGCAAGTTGGAATCGGTTGATGCTTGTGACCGTTCCATTCTGCAATCTCAACATTTTCTCCATAGTAGAGATTTTTCAGAATATCAAGTTCATAGTCGAAATTGTAGAAGACGATCATTTTGGGATGCTTCTCAAACAGTTCCATTAGAGCGATTTGTCTGGACTCATCCTCGTTTACGATGCGTCGCCATACATAGCAGAGCTCCCCAGCATTGACAATCGGCTCGTTTTTATATGGATTCCAGCGAAGACGGCTTGCCTCTTTATACTTCGCAACATCATAATTGACATAAACATCCTCATGGTGTGAACAGGTTTCCCGCTTGAAATCCATATCCACAAGAATGCGATTACGAAGCCGGATGAGTCGTCCGACTCCTAAATATCTGTCTACTTTTGGATACTTTCCATTCACCCAGGTCATGACCATGTGTTCTTCCTTGAAGGCAGTTCGGTTCTTGTAAAAGCCGTTTGCAACAAAAACAGGAATATAATCCTCCCATGTGTCTCCTGGGGTGGCAGATAGTAGAATCCATTCGTTAAACTTGGCAATTTTCAGGAATGCCTTAACCCATGCTCCTGAACCAACAACACGCTGCTCGTCAAATATAAAAAACGCATCCGTAACCGTTGTATATTTCCCGATGTTGTTCCAGGAATCAACGACGACTTTATTTTTATAGGTATTAACTTCCGCGTGAACAGAGAGAAGGAAGGGCGAAAGCTCACCCTCCCATTCCAAAGTATCTCTTTTTCTCGCCGTGGTGATGATGTACAGGTCTTTTGGCGTACCCGGCATCCGAATATAACTTTTTGTGCCGAGCTTACCGCCATTCTGTTTGTAGTAATAGGCTAAAGCTGTTCTGGATTTGCCACTACCGACACCGCCACAAAGAATGCAGCCGTTTTTCATTCTCTCAACAGCATCTGTTTGATAGTCTCGAAGTGATATGCCGGCCATCAGTACCCTCCGAAGATTCGACGCAGCACCCAGACATTGGAGAAGTACATTGGGGTAAACCAGTAATTCTCTTTGTCGTCGCTATCTGTCATCGGCTCTGTCAGAGAATTTCCGACCTTTACATATCCGGCTACACCCAAAAGTGAAAGCTGAATATAACACATTAGTGCTACAGTTTCATCGATGTCCTGTGCAACGATGAGAAGATGATTTTGGTAGTTCAGGTTTGCTTTTTCCAATTGCTTCCTTGCAGCATGAATTCCGGCAATCAATGTGGCTCCAGCTCCGCAGCAAGGATCGTTGATTGAAATATAACCGTCCTGTTCTACCTTTTTTACGACATCATCCATCGTCATTTCTGCCATCAATTCACAGACATGGTACGGTGTAAAGATCTGACCGTTATGCCCATCACCAAGATTAAGGGACATGAAAATGCTGCCCAGAAAATCTTGCTCCGGTTTTTCCTCCAAAGCCAAGACCGTCTGAGCAGCCAGTTCAGGAAACAACTCTTGATCCTGCTTATTGTACTTTTTGATGACTTCCAAATATAACGCTTCTCGCTTATCCCGGTGCTCCTTATCAAGAGGATTAGATAGTGAACAAGCGAACATAGTAATGAAGTCACGCCAAACATCCAAAGCCCGATACCGGTTAGTCAACCGTCCGAATGCATCTAAGAAAGCTTTTTCCGGAGACAAAACCTTTTTGCATTTTTTCCCAGCGGGCTTTTTTTGCTTTGGCGTTTCTTCTTTTTCCTCAGGCTCAGTCGTTTGCGGAAGCTCTTCCGCCGGCTGATGAGGAGCAGTCTGAGTAACTGCTTTAGATTTAGTAGCCTTTTTGCGTTTCTTCTTTTTCTGCCACAACATGGCTTTACCTCCTTTCGGTTATTAAAGGGAATAAGGCTGTTTCCTCTTACCGTCATAGGCGTGCACACCTAATCGAGACCTTACTGGACATTTAACCAGACATGTACTAAGCTGGCACCTATTCACCTTTAGAAGGGCATCTCCTCAGGACCCTCCGTTTCGGCATACTTTTCAGCGAATTCGTCTTCTTCAATGGTGACATACATCGTCTTAAGGTATGCCTTGACGCCAGTCTTACCATTGACCTCCCAGTTGTAGGGACGGATCGTCAGGTCGACATTGCGAATCTCAGCGAAGTCCAGAGTTCCGATAGACTCCTCATCCAGCTGAGTCTTAGCTCGACGAGTAATCATAATAACCTTCGGGGGGATGTTGTCGAAGCTGACCGCCACCTGAATATAATGGCGAGGAGTCTCGTCCTCATCACGAGGAGCCAAAACACGAACATTCCAGCCATCCTCAATAAGCTTCTGCGCCATATCGGGATCTTCAATGACCACGCAGAAATTGCGGGAGCCAGCACGATTGTACTTGGACTCCTCACCCTTAAAGTTGCGGAAGATAATTCGAGCATTCTCGATGATGATGTTGTCTACTGCTTTGTAAGCCATAATTAGTTTCTCCTTTCAATTTTTGCGTTTATCGCATGGAAATGGACAAGTCCTGCACTCCTCATTGGGAATACAGGACTCGGTAGAATCAGCCGTGCACAAAATATAAATGAACACAGCAATTAACAGAATTAAAATCATAAGCATTACCTCACATCAAACGGCGTAGTATCGTCCTCATGAGGCTCGCCAGCTCCGAACCACGGTGGTGTGTTATCCGAAACATACGGTTCGTCCGCCGCAAAGCGTTCGAAGTCACCATAAACAGACAGAGACTTGACTGCTTCGTCTACCATGTTGTTGTAATAACCACGGTCAATGTCACCCTGTTTGTCCAGCTGCTTGACCATCTCGGACTCAAGCCAGCGGAAGCCCTTAGAACCCGTAGCAGCAGCGTAACCCTTTTCACCGGTCTTCTTGTTTTCAGTCTCACGAAGCAGAATGCCACCTCCGCAGCCAGGCTTAATCGGGCAGAACTGCCCAACCTTTCCGATGAAGTGGTAGTCGTGACCCTTGGCGATTTCGTCCGTTAGTTCTTCGACACGCTCACATTCAGTGGGCATCGGCTCAGTCATGCGTTTAGAATCGGTAATCTGTTTCCACAGTTTATCTCTTTCCGCTTCAAGGGCACTTACATCCGGCAAAGCCTCGTTCATGTCAAGATAGAGCGAGGACGTCACAGATTTCGTCTCGCACATATCCTCGAACTCGATGTTCTCCTTGCTGAAAAGCGTCTTGAAGACATAAGGAATCTGGAACTGAGTGCCAGTCGCCGTCCATGCATACGGATGCTTCTTGTTCTCCTTGCAAATATCTTTTGCGGAGTCGATGTACTTTTTCCCATACAGGTCGCAGCACTTCTCAACCGTAGCATATCGAGCAATATAAACTGCATCGTTCACCAGGCACATACGATCATAGGTTGCTTCGTGCTCAAAGTTGTACCCATACAGTTTGCCGTACTCAGTCACAAACTTGATGATCTCAGGCGTTGCGTCTGGAATCTTGATGGAGTCGGTTTTGATGTGCGCTACAGTAAAGCCCTGACTCTGAACAGCGTGCTTGAGGTTGACCATAAACAAGGCCCCTCGTTTGGCAACGATGTTATCCTTGTTACGATTATCTCGGAACGGATTTTCAAATCCGGCTGAGGTCAGACCATATACCGAGTTAATTGCAATCTTCAGAGCCTGCGCCAAATCAGCCGCTGCATTTTCATCAGTCAGGTATTTAGCCAATGCACCGCCCAGCATTTTCTTGGCTTTATCAAAATCCTTATGCTTGATTGCGATACGAGCCTGAAGAATTTCGTTGAATCGCTTTGTGTATTCCGGTCCGAAGAGTTCTTCCGCTACGATACTGCTCGGATGCATGGATGCAATATCCAGCAGAGCAATGTTGCTGTACATGCCGGGTTCAGAATATACATAGCCGCCCTCACCAACTTCTTCGCCTCTGTAGACGGACTTACCGCCCTCAAATGTGTAGCCAGGAAAGATGGGACGATGGTTTTTATCAAACTGTGTGAACTCGTCGTAGTCTTCAAGCCCCATTGTAAACGGAAGATCCGCATTAGGATCGAAGATCTGACTCTCATCACCCATGAAACGGTAATTGAACTGATCCTGAGGCTTGCGGTTGTTGCCAAATATAATTTTGGTGGTCAGCGAGTTCGTCGTATCATTAACTGACATCCCCGCAACATCTGCCAGAATCTGACGAGCCGTGAAGTCTGCTTTACGAGCATTAAAGGTTGCTTCTGTTGCAATGACATCGTTGTCACAATACTCGGCGACCTTTGTCCAAAGCTCCTCCGGTACAGGCTTGTCCCAGGGAAGACCAAGTTCCTGATGGTGAATACCCAGTTCAATCTCGAATTTCTTCAGGGACTGCTTCTTACTGGAAAAGTCATACACATCCGTATACGACACATTATAGGCTTCGCCAAAGAAGCAATTTGCGCTGCCATTGATGATCTTTGTTGAGAGATTATAAAGTTGTTCGTTTGTATACCCCATCAACCGGGCATAGAGAATATGATTATCGTACCGACGGCAGTTGAAGCCAACCAGACGGAATCGCATCAGCTCTTCGATCTCAGTCGGGGTGGGGTTAATCATACGAACCACTGGCTTACCCTCACCCTCAATTTTCCAGTTCACCAGAAACAGGTTCGGAAACACCTCAACATCGTAAAACACGAGCTTGGCATCATCATTTTTTGCTCCTGCTGACTGGTCTGCGGACTTAAACTGCATCTTGTTGACTAACTTGATACAGTAATCCGCCTGATGTGTGCTGCTCGCTGCAAATGCCAAGACAGCATTGCGCATATCAGTCACGTCATAATTGAGTCCGCTTGCATAAGCATCCTCAAGAATCTTGTAAATGAAGTCGATACTGGGCTTTGTTGCTGGATGGTACTCCTTGTTCAGATTTCGCTTGATTTGCGTTCTAAGCCCTTTCTCGCTCTTCACTCCTTCAAAATTTATCACTTGTTTTTCTCCTTTCAGTGGTAAACCCGAGTTGATCGTTGCGATAGGCAGATCATTACACTTTGTCAGCTTTCTGCGCAGCGAGCTTTTACCGGTGAAGACCTTCACTTCAATATGATCGTCGTACACTCGGCTGAGCTTGCTGACATCACCGGCATAAATATAATGAAGGTGGATGCCCTGACCGCTTTTGCTGAGTTCAGCATAGGTCGGCGGCCATTTACTCGCTTCTTTGAGATTCAGTTCATACGACTTATTGCCGTCCTTATCCTGAATATCAAAGTCGATAACAATGTGGTTCTCCGGGACTTTCACATAATGCAATCTTGATGTAGTCAAGTCGCTTAGCTTAGTTGAAACTTCATCCCATTTGGAAGTTGGTGTCTCTTTAGCCGAAGCATACTGAGCAGGACAATCTGCGCATTCTCTATCGAAGACCGATTTCTGTTTTAAGAATTCGATCTGTTTATGCTCAGGCTCGTCTTGCTCGGTAAGTGCCTTATCCTCGAATTTTTCGGTTCGAAAGCCAATGTAATAGCTTCGCACACGAGTTCCGTCATCAAGATTGAATCTCTCCTTGTAATCCCGGAAGTAGTTTTTCAGTTCCTCCTTAAATATCCTCTGAGAGAACGGGAATGTAACTTTTGCCTCATCGCAATAGGTTTTATACATCTCCCATGAGGCTTTGAGAGTTGTCCCGTCTTCTTTCTTGAAGACATGGTAAGAATCAATAATGAAGTTATAGAAATCATTAGATGCACCGAGCATCGTCACGGGAATATAATCATCATATCTGCCCGGATTCTCCAGATAGACTTCCTGGCAATGATAAGCAATTGCACCGAGTTCAAATTCGATCTGCTTTGTCACCGCCTTGTATTCCTTGGGACTTAATTTATTTCCGGAAGGGGACACATCGATCAATCGTCTGATAAGACCTGACTTTGCGTCCGTAATCTTGACCGGTTTATTGGTGCCCATAAACAGGAAGCACTTGAAGCGGTTTGCATAGGTCGATTTGAACTTTTCGTTTACTGTCATCAGTTCGTGAGAAACCAAACTGTTCAGTCGGGTGTTATCCTCAATACGAGACAGATCGCCATCATGCTGAATCGCCACAAGTGGGTTTGTCTTAAATGCCTCCAGCGCAAAGGAGTTGCTGGATGAACCCAGTGCCTTAGCATCAAAGACCGAGTAATATCCTTCAAAGAGTTGCTGAACAATGTTCAGAACTGTAGACTTACCCGTACCTGCTGCACCGTACAGAACCATAAATTTCTGCAATTTTTTCGACTCTCCACAGACAATAGAACCAATAGCCCATTCAATTTTCGTTCGCTCTTCTTCAGAGTAAATTGTGGACATCAGTTTATTCCATGCATCCGTGGTCCCTTCCTCAAGGGGGTAGTTCAGCCGCTTACTTGCATAGTCTTTTTTGTTCGTCGGAGTATTGGAGAATATAAGTTTCTCATCAAGCATGTGGAAAGAGTCTCGCATCTGCTTTTGACAGTATTTGTGCCACGAATCGATCATTCCGGATTCGGAATCCCACATGTGCAGAACTTTAATACTCGAATCAAAGTTTTTGCGGTTTTCCTCTGCATACTTGTCAAGTTCCCGGTCAATAAGCTGGAGTGCATCTTGCTCATCCGTAGACCATAAACCTCGGTCTTCTAACCAAATGGCATAGAAGTCACCGCCTCTAATCATCAGGTCGGAGCTTTTCTTAATGATAAACTTCGGATAGATTTCTATTACACCACGCTTCGTACTACGGGTCGAAATCATTAAAAAGTCGATCATCGAAGTTCTTTAGTCTCCTTCCGTTTTTCTAAGCTCCTTGATTTCGTTTTTAAGGTTCCCGATCTCGTCACGCATACTGCGAATCTCCAAGTCCTGGATAAGCATGTGCACAGTCATAACCGTGGCGACCATGACGGTGCTGCGATTGAAAGACCTCTGTTTTCTGAGCGTCTTAGCAAACACACGCATCGCAGTTTCGGAGCAGCGAAGACTTCCGAAAATATAACGAATCATTTCATCCATGTTTCTTTTCTCCTTTCATGTCGGCAAGAAATTGATCGATCGTTTCAAACTTCCAAGCCTTCGGCTCTCTCAACGAAAATATAAATTCCTGTCCGTTGGTTTTGCGAATTCGAATGCTGTTTTTACCATTTGGGAAGTATTCTTTTACCTCCTTCGCCTGGTCGGGTAAGCATGTCTGGAAAAACCCGTACACTTGCGTATGAATCATGGTAATTCTCCTTCATAGGATGCTGTCCAAATACCAATTCATCTGCCACCATATTTCGACAGTTCTCATGTCATACTTGCAGCGTTCGACGGTAAACAAACCGCCTTCGCCATTTCGCTTGTATTTGCGGTTCATAAATCGAGATATTACATCGTCCGTATACGCCGCATCAAATCGAGAATCACTCATCGACCCTAAACCCAGACTGACAATCATGTTCCAGAACCACTGTCCCATGCGGTTACCGATATCCGGGTCGGTCATAATATGTTCTTCGCAACGAAACGCCAACGCAATAAGCATCTCCAATACGCTGCAAGGGCGGTTATCCAGATAACTGGAAATCATAGGACCCTCGTATTCTTTTTCATAGCCAAAACGATACCGGAGATCTATCCCATCTTCAGCTCGATTTCCGTCCATTGGCAGCATATATTGAAAATCAATATTATGCAGATGACGGAGAAGCTTCTGATAAGACAGTCTCCGGCTATATCGTTCGTTACATACGAGCTGACACATCCACTCAAAATATTCATTGTTCAGCTCAAATTCAGTCATTCGATCCTCCTATTAGTAGTTGGAGCCTTCAGCCACATCGGAGAAAGAGCGATTGTCTCTGAGAATTTCATAATCGCATCTCAGACGGTCGTTACGAATAAAGACCGAATCGTCCTCATACTCTCCGAAATGTTCAGCAAAGTCCTCGCCAACAGTGTCCTCAATATCCTCGACGACTTCATCTTCATCGTCGGCAAGGACTTCGTCACCAGCATAATAGACCAGACTGATCTGCGTGTAATTGTCATTCTCGCCATAATTGTCCGGAGAGATGACATAAGGTTCATTGGGCATAGGATCATCCTTTTTTTCTTCAGTATTTTTCTTGCTGTGCTCCGTGTAATTGGTATAGCCCTCTTCCTGAAGCTTGGCAGCATAATTCACCAGGTCGGGTTTCAGCTTGGCAATATCTGCCTTATGCTGATTCTCCTTCTGTTTTTCATTGCTCTTTTCATTCTTGGCAATATTAGTGTTTACGGGCTTTCTTTCGGCAAATGCTGCTTTCACAGAATCGATCTCTTCCTGTGCAATCTGCTCGTAATACCGTCTAAGACAAAGCCATGTCGCTGCGGCGCCTACCGTGGCTCCAGCCAGAAACATAGCGAAACCGGTTTTACTCATCTTCGTATTCCTCCTCGTCAGTTTGAATTGTAACAACAGTAATGGCGAGACCTCCGAACAGCAATGCTGCACTCAGAAGAATCCCGCCAGTAATGTGTCTTTTCCGCCGACTGTCCAACATGGCATCGACGGTTGAGATGAAGTCATCCAGAATATCCATTATTTACTCCTTTCCACCGGAGAGAACAGCAATGCCTCCTACGAGGCAAAGCCCTGCCATAGTGGAAAGAATGTACGAAAATAAAGCTTTCATTTTATGTTCTCCTTTCAGTCATAACTCGAAAAGTAGTGACAACACTCCTGAAACAAAGGCTCACCATACTTGCTGTATCCTCCGGCCATGAAGAACACACAATCGTAATTTGTCCGTTCCAAAAGTTCTTCTTTTACCAACTCAACAATCTCAGGCATGACATAACAACGGTCAATCCTGCTGTTCCACATCACGCTGAACTGATTGGGTTGATAAATAACATCGTACACAGTGTCCGGGAAAGATGGATGGTCAATACGGTTAAGAATTGTATCAATGACCAAGCGTTTTCCCAGTTCTGTTTCTCCTTCAGCTTCACCCATGGTTACGAGTGCTATGAGGTCGATTTCTTCTTGTGTAAGAGGATAGTCCGGCTCATTCTTCACCTCAGGTGTTAAGTTAGGAGACTCCATCAGAAGATCAGCCATAATCACCGGCTCTGCCTCCGCAAGAACTGGATAAGATTGCTTAATCTCCGATGTTTCTTTATCTGTAGAGCGAACCACACCGCATACTGCAAAACCAATAAAGAATATCATGCAGAGAACGGCGGCTATCGCTCGTGGTTTGATGCGCATTATTAAAACTCCTTTACATTAAAAATATCACCCCCAGTCCAAGTCTGAAGGTGGTTGATTACATCTTTTCCCAGATGTTACCCTCAACATTGAAGTCGAGCAGAAGCGCCGGCTCATGACGACCATCCTCGGTCTCACGCTCTACCTCAACGATACGGAAATTAACATAGCCGTCCGGACCATCCTTTGTCCAACCGACAATCTGACCAGCAGGGGTACGAGGAAGATCCAGATCGTCCAGAACCTCATTAAGGAAGAGGTGACCACGGGTCTGAAGCTTGTCGTTTGCAAATGCCTGCTGTGCCTTGAGGAACATGCGGTTGTAATCAGGATTGGTTTCGTAGTTGCGGCTCTTGCTGTCGAAATATACAGCATAATCGCTCTGGAGATTAGGGTCAGCGACCATCACAGTCTTCTTGACCTTCTTCTCCTTACCGGTCTCGGGATCAACTTCGATCTCCTCGAACTTCTTCGCTTTGATGCCATATTTCAGTTCAGTGTCGACCTGCTCGCCGAAACGCTCGATGACCCGACCACGATACTCCTTGAAGCTCTTATCGATTGCAGCATAAGCCGCCCCGAGAGCAACATTGCGCTTGCGAAGAATATTGTTGGATGCCAGAATGCTGGTAATGGACAGCGTACCAAGAATGATGGCAGGACCATAAAGCTTTGCGAGCTTCATTCCCGTCTGAGCATAGACCACAACCGTGTCCTTCTTGCCGTCCTCGGTCGTATACTCCTGACCGTTGATTGCGCCAGTTTCCATACCCTCATGGATAGTATCAAGAGTACCCTTAGTTTCATCGAGAATCTCTGCCACCTTAGTGGTAGCCTTGCAAGCGAGGACAGCACTTACGACCGTACCGGCAATACCAGCCACAACGAGAATCTCAGGGCTGTGTTTCTTAAGCTTCATAACGGTCTTGGAAGCCACGCCGTTCACGCTCTTCATGATTTCAGTCTTATTTTTCATGTTTATAAAATCTCCTTTTCGTTATTTGTTGGAATTGATTTCTGCACCACAGGCAGCATATCCAGCTAAATCGACATAGCTGTCGTCCGTAGCCGTGCCTGTCCGGATTCGTGCAATCTTAAGAAGTGCCATCATCATGGCAACATCATTTGCAGTGAATTCAACGCCTTTATAGACGCTCCAAAAGCCAGCAATAGCGGCGAAATTATCTTCCGGAGAGCCGTATTCGTTCTCTCTCTGCCCGCATACACAAGCCTTTGCTTTATCAAGAGTCTCAGATCTGTTCATTATCTTCATCCTCCTTGACAAACGAAATATAATCACGCTTACGCTCTTTTGCGATTACCTGGCAACCACACATCGGGCAGTCAAATGCATCATACAGGCATTCTTCAGCAGTAGAGCCAAAGGCAACTGCCAGCCCAGTTTTTCCGTTATCACGAGCAAGATAATGTCTCTCGATAACGGCATTGAATTTAGTGCCACAAATTTTGCATTCAAGCATTATTTTTTCTCCTTTCAATTCAGCGGGATTGCACGAGGCAGTTTCAGAATATAACCGTCTCGAACCCGTACCGCAGTTGCACCGCCAATATTTGTCCAACCGTAGCGGTTCATAGTGAAATTATCATTGGGAACACGAGCGAGATCATAGAAATCGGATACGCTTACT